GCGCCAACGGTCGTTACATGAACACCAAAGAAAACATCAGAGGTGTGCTGTTGGTAAACCAGATTGATGTCAGGTACAACGTCATCAAAAAGCGCATGGAGATCGCCGTGCCAAACTCCGACTTCATTCAGGATATGCAAGACGAAAGCGCACTCATTGAAATCGAAGATCGCTGCATCGAGATGGGTATGCCGCATAATCGGGTCAGGGATTGCCTCAAACTCTTAGCGAGTGAATACAACCCTGTGAAGGAATGGATTGACAGCCGACCGTGGGATGGAAAGATGCGACTGCCACTTTTTCTCGACACGGTTGAGAGCGATAACTCTGATCTGAAAGAAATGCTAATGAAAAAGTGGATGCTTTCATCGATTGCAGCAGCTTATGAACCAGACGGTGTAGCACTGGAGGGCATACTTATATTCCAAGGGCCGCAGGGCATGGGCAAGACGCTTTGGTTTAAAAAGCTATGCCCAGCGAAGGAAGATTGGCTGTTAGAAGGTGCCACCATCAATCCAGCCGATAAAGACAGCGTGAAGCAAGCGGTCAGCCACTGGATCGTTGAAGCTGGCGAAGTGGAATCAACTTTTAAGAAAGCCGACATTGATCAACTAAAGGCGTTCATTACGCGCAAGAGTGATGAACTGAGGTTGCCATACGACAGAGCTTTTACAACGTACAAACGGCGCACGAGTTTCTTTGCCAGCGTCAACCAGCGAGAGTTCTTGGTCGATACAAGTGGAAACAGGCGGTTCTGGGTTGTGCCTGTGAAGGCAATCGATAATAAGCATCAACTCAATATGCAACAAGTCTGGGCAGAGGTGAAAGAGACTTTATATGTCGAGGGTGAGCGCAACTGGTTCCTCAATGCGGAAGAAAGGGCGTTGTTGAACGAAGCCAACGAAATGCACAGGACGCAAAGCAGCGTGGAGGATCTTATCCTTGAACACGTAAACTTCGACAGCAATCTCACTGAGCCAGTTCAAATGACAAAGCTGTTGCGTGATCTTGGGATAGCTAATCCACGGATGCCAGACTTCAAAGAAGCGGCACGCACGTTAGCTGATTATGGCGTTGAAGCACGGCGAACTGGTGGCAGAAAAATCTACGATATCGACTATAAGCCTATCGAAAACGATGATAATGTGGGGGATAAATTCAGTGAGAGAAACTGGTAAAGAGTGTGGCATTTGGGGAAAAAGTGGGCTGCGTGTTGATATGCTGGCGGCATATAAAACGACTCCCAAACTTGCACAAATGTGCAGTATTGATAAATGCCGCACTATGCACACCTTCGATATTGACGTAAGCCATTGATCTATATGGTAATGTTGATCAGTGGGTGGTAGTAGTATATTATTTTAAAGTATGTTTTATTATTAGTATAAGATGATGTATTTATAGTTTATATAAGGTATAAATAGGGTTTTCAAACACTATACACACCTAACACACCTCACACTGCTGGTTTTTATATGGCGCAAAAGAACAAAGTTGGTAGACCGAAGAAGATGCACACGAAGCTGGTGAACGTGCCAGATTTTAATGCAGACGAAGAGTTTGGTTTGACTGAAATGCAGAGTGCTTTCGTTTGGCATTACACTGAGGGCGCTTGCGGTCAGACAGAAGCTGCGCGAAGAGCAGGCTTCAGCTTTCCTTCGCAAGCGGCAACCAAGATGTTGAATGGAAAAGATCAACCGCACGTTACGAGAGCGATACGGATTGCCCAAGATGAACTGCGTGAGAAGTATGCGATTACGCCTCAGAAAACTGGCACGATGTTATGGAAGATTGCGGAGACTGCATTTGAAGCAGGCGCATATAATGCCAGTGTGTCAGCTATCAAGGAACTGAACCAACTGGCAGGGCTGAACATTCATCGCAGTCAATCGCTAAATATAAACGCAAACATCGACAAAATGAGCAAGGAAGACATCACAAACAGACTGAGCGAACTGCTTGGCTTAAAGGATGAAATGGAAGACAAAGATCACTGAAATCTGCCTTGCTCTTCTGGTTTTTGTCGGATTGTGTAAGAACTTGCAAAAGAGCTTTTCTTTTGCCGCCGCCCCCAAAATCTGGGGAAAATCCTCCCGATTTGCGTAAGTCATTGATTCAGAAAGGGTTTTTGCGTAAAACGCAAGATTTTTTACCGATGCGTGTTGCGTGCGCGTGTCCACAGGGGTCACATGGGACTCCTTGGGGTCAAAAAAACCAGTAGAAACAAGGGGTTAGGGGGGTGCCCCATACCCCCCTGTGAGCGCAGGCGCGGCGACTGTATAGCTATAGCTGAGTTTTGCTCAGAAAATCATGTAAAAAACTCAACAAGAAAGGTATGATTCCTGCCCATGCGATGTTACCACTGCAATAGTGAGGTCGAGTGGGTTGATAATGCGGATTTTCAGGATGAAGGCGAAGGAACCTTCTTGGTCAGATTTTTTTCCTGCCCAAATTGCCGCGCTTACCACTTTGTTTGCCTCCCAATCGATGATGAGGAGTAAGCATGGTTGATTCACGGAACAAAGGCGCAAAATTTGAGCTTCAAATCTGCAAGCGAATCAACGAATTCCTGCAAGATCGCCGCTCTTCAGTTCGCGTCAAGCGAAATCTTGAGCAATATCAGGTTTCAAACCAGTGTGATATCGATCTACCCAACTATTCCATTGAATGCAAAGCGTACAAGGACGGCTGCTGGTATCAGGAGGCTTGGTGGATTCAATGTGTTGACTCCTGCGGCGACAAAACGCCAGTTTTGATCTTCAAATTTAACAACAAACCCATCCGCGCTGTGGTCCCATTGTATTTCGTGAACCCCAGCCTTGAGAAAGACAACTACCGTACAGTTGTGATGACGCTTGAAGAGTGGTTTAATTGTCTTGATCTCGATGAAGAGCTTTATTTTCCCCAGCTTGAGGAAATCGCGTGAAGGATATCGACATTTTCGCATACAACCTTGGAGGCTCTGTCGCTCCACTGATGCGAGATCCTCAACCTGAAGCTGATCCGATCAATATCTCTCCAGCGCAACTCGCCAACCTCACTGGTGGCTTTGCTACTGGTTCTGGCATAGCGGATATCTTTGGTGAGTACCCAGCTTTCCCCACTAACCCCGAAATGACCGTTGCTGAGATGACTGCTGGCCCCAGAGGTCCATCATTATTGGAGAATATCCGCAATCGTGAGCTTTTAGACGCTGGGTTGCAAGTTGCTGGCGGAATTGGCGATCTCTTTCCACCAGCGATGGCTGCAATTGCTCCGATGAGGGCAGCTAGGGCGGCAAGCAAAGCTGAAAAGATCGCAGAGCTACGCAAAGAGGCAAACAAAGCAAGGTTTGGTGATGATTTTCAAGAGCCAAGCGAAAGAATTCAAAGAGCTTCAAGACTTGGTTTCAATATGGCACCAGAAGGCAGGCTCTACCATGCCAGCAAGCAAGATATAACTGAATTAAAATCTTTTTATCCTGATGGAATGATATACACAACGCCTGATCCAGAGTTTGCTGAAAACTGGCTTGGCAAAGGCAAGTTTCGGGAAAGGCAAGATGGTGTATCAGTTAAAAAAGAAAAAGAAAGGAAAAAAAAATTAGACGATGAATTTGAAGAAAAAGCTAAAGGACTTTCGGAAGATGAAATTCTGAAACTTTACGATGAAGAATACGATAAAAAATTTCAAGAAATTGCTCAAAACATACGTGATGCAGATAAAGTAATTTACCCCCTTGTATCCAAAACCAAAAAACCTTTTGTGCCGCACAAAGATGTAGATGTTCTGGAAGAATTTTTTGGCAGTGAAAAAATGAGTGAGCCTTTCAGCCCAGCGGATAATATGCCGACTTATAAAGATGCCTTGAAAAGCGGTAATTTTATTTTGTATGAAAACAAAGAAATGGTTGATTTTCTTAAAGGCAAAGGTTATGACTCAATGTTTCTCAGAGAGGACACCGTTACAAATCCCAAGAAAATTGCTGAGAAACCGCAAGATGTTCCTTATGAAACTTTTGCCGTATTTGATCCAAAAGACCTACGTTCTCCATTTGCCAAGTTTGATCCAGATGAAATAGAATCTCCAGACATCCTAAAGGCAGAGGGTGGAGAAGTTTCCTCTGAAGATGTCGATATCTTTGATTATTTGCCCTCTTCCACACAACTAGCCTACTTTGGTTCCCAGCTTCTGCCCGGCTCCGCAACGATTGATGCGTCAGGCAAGATGGCTGGTATGCCGACAGGCGATGCAGACATCACTGACATATTTTCTTCAGATCCGAATTTATCTTTAGCCGAAAATATTCGTCAAGGAAATCTTGGGACAGCGGCACTGCAAGGATTAGGCGTGGCTGGCGATGTTTTGCAGGCAACGCCATTCGCTGCGGTTGGAACAGCTTTGAAAGTTCCACAAGCAACTGCCAAGACATTGAAGCTGGCGAGTAAAAGCAGTATCACCAAAAATGATTTGCTTGATGATTTTTTTGAAAAACAAGTAGCTTTGGGCGCTACGCCAAAAACTGCCAAAAGCAATACGACTCGTTATAAAAAAACCCTTACAAAGCCTGCGGTGTTTAACCGCGAAAAATTGCGACTTGAGGGTGAGATTGCCCAGTTTGATCCGTCAGCGCGTGTAATTGTCAGCCCAGAAGCGCTATCCAACAAGGTGCTTGTGCCCGTTGTTGGTGATCGTTCAGTGAGTTTGCAGGGAAGAGGTGTTGAGACAATTTCAGAGGTTAAAGGTGTTCCATTGTCAAGGGCAGTGCCGTTACAGGGTGGACCTGATTACACGATTGCAAATCAAGCTCAAGGTCGTGGCTGGGCATCGATGGAGGGAGTCGCTCAGTCAAAACAAAATAATATGATCAAGGCTGCGGAAAGAACTGGCTTGGAGCCAATTGGAGTTTATTCAGCGATGTCAAGGGAGGGAATTGACTTTTCTGCCCCTATCGCTTCAGCAATGGTGGCTCAGATACCAGCCTTGGGTTTGTCAAAGAAAGCCATTAAAGAATTTGATGATGCAGTTCGCGCTGGCGTTGGTACGAGCATCGATCCTATTCCAGATTTTGTTGGAGTCACCAGTCCTGATGTTTTCAATCAGCTTTTGGGTGAGGGTGGATTCCCAAGGAGGGGAGCAGGCGAGATTCGCAAGGCGGTTGTCCAACACATGAAAAAAGCCAAGTTCAGGGATCTCGGATTTCCTATTTATGATGATATTGTGCAAACAGCCACCAGCCCACCTTTAGCGAATATAGAATCAGGTTCCTCTGGTTATTCGATGTTTAGCGCTCAACCAGACATTGATATTTTTTCAGAGCCACTACACCAGAGTTATAACATGAGCATACCCGGCACTTACATAGGCGGTCTTCAAGAAAGTATACCTCCAGAAATCATGTTTCCAGATACGATGAAAATGCTCAGTGAATCAATTAACAAAGCTGGTCAGCCTTTTACACGCAGAGAGCAGATCGGAGCTTTGGAAAGAAAACATTTGTATGAGCCAATGACTGATGAAAAGATAGACAACATGATTCGGTACATGAATGAAAAACTTGGTACTGACTATGCACAAGGTGGCGCAGTGAACACGGACGATATTGATATCTTTGAATACAACCTTGGTGGCTCGGTTTCTGAAATGATCCGCAATCCCACTCTTGAGAGAGAGGAATTGCTCACGCCAGAGCAAGCTGCTTATCTTGCGACAGTAATGACAGTGCCCGGCTCTGGCATAGCCGACATTTCAGGCAACTTGCCTGCGATGCCAACGGCAGAGGACACCGACATTTTTGGCGGAGAGCCTTTGCCCTCACTGGCTCAGAATATTGAAAGTGGTAAGTATCTTGATGCTGCACTTCAGGCGTTAGCAGGCACAGGCGATGCTGCTGCTGCAATTCCACTTTTTGGCGGTGGTGTACGTGCTTTGCTGACAGCGCCAAGAGCAGCGCGGTTGTTGCAGTACATGCCTGATCCTGATGCGATATCTGATCTTGATCGGATGTTGCGCTCCACGCGGATAAATCCTGAAGTCAGGCAAGCGGTGAGATCGCATCCTGCGGTTACCAGAGTGGTCGCCCAGATGCACGCGATACCTGAGACCAAGTTGGCGAAAGGTTATGGAACCAAAACATACTTTGCCACGCGGCGTTTCAATATTGACGGCAGGGAAGTTGTTGGAATAGATAACGCTTTGGAGCAAATGTATGATAAACTAAAGCGGTTAGGCTGGGATGATGACCGCGTGCCGTACACTGGCACTGTGAAGGGTGGTAACAAGAATCCTGTCGCAACGATTATTCTGGGACCGCCAGCAGCTGGCAAGAGCATGATCGCCAACCCATTGGCGCGAAAGTATGATGCTGCGATCTTAGATCCTGATGAAGTCAAGAAGATCATGCCTGAGTTTGCAGAGGGTATCGGATCGAATGCCACCCATGTTGAGTCGAAAAGAATTACGCAAGATTTGCGTGACTTGATGATTGCCAACCGAAATAACATTGTGGTTCCGACTGTTGGTGCCAAGCCTGAAAAAATTTCAAGGCAGATAGCTGATTACAAGAAGGCTGGCTACAAGGTAAATCTTGTGGATGTTGCGGTGCCAGCAGATGAGGCGTTGCGGAGAATGTTGTTGCGGTTCCTTGGCAGCAATAAATTAATTCCTCCCGATTACCTGATTGATGAAGTCGGTGATTTGCCATCGCAGACTTACAATTTATTAAGACGAAGAGGAGAGGCAGACGCTTATGCGAGAATCGACAACTCCGTTGGGATTGATGTCCCTAAACCCCTCAATGAAGACACAGGCGATATCTTCACCAACGCCGAGATTCGACTACGAGTCGGCGGAAGATGAAGGTGAGATGCAAGCAAAATCTCAGCTTGATCAAGAAGCGGTTCAACGAGTGCTAAAAAGAATCCAAGCTAGGGAGCGCGGTGTACGTCCAGCTTAGATGCGATTAGACGGTATTATAAAAAAGGCGGTAAGATTTGTTTGGCTGGTAAGGCTTGGCGAAACGTACCTTTGATACATAGCCTTCTGCATATGCAAATATGGCGGCATCCAAGTATTGCAAAGATCCAAACTATGCTAAATCATTTAAGAAAAAGAGGTAGTTTTTATGCATTATACGAAAGACCTTACTGAAGTAATTGCGGGGCTAAAAAAAGCGTCTAAGTTACATGCTGCACAGGCTAAGAAGTTAGAGAAAATCAAGAAAGACCAAAGCCAACGGTATAAAAATCGTCCTGTAGCTACTAAGAAGTCGCCAAAAGCAAAGAAAAAGTAATGGGTGAGTTTAAGTAAACTCCCTACCCAGTATTTTGTCAATCATTGTTCATCCCCCTAGGTATGCCAGTCTCCCAAGACTTGAGTGTAGGATTACAAACGCCTAAACGAATCAAATAGTCTCGCATGAAGTCCATTGCATCTTCTATCGAAGAATGAAATTCACCGCGATAGACTTGTTGTTCTTCCAACTTGATAATTGGCATATAGCCGCACCCATGCACTAGCCGAAAAGTTACGTCAACATATTCCCAATATTTTATAGAGCCAAGATCAGTCCGATAAGCCATTAGTCTTCCCCCTTCATTTTTTTGACATTGAAAAACCCTTTATATTTTGGGTTATCTACCCAATAGTTTGTCAATCACTGGTTTTACGTGTTCGCTGTTGGCAACCTTCTTTGCCGCATCGATCAGGCAGTTTGCCAGTTCTTCATCTTTCATGGCTTCAGTCACCCAGACTCGCGCTGGCACTCCAGTGTCCTCCTCCGTGTTATAAAACACAGAGGAGATTGTGAGCGCCACATCTGGAGGCACCTTGTACTTGCTTTTGAAAGCCTCCAACTCTGCTGTGATAACAGCGGTTGGCATTTCGGTTACGTTAGTCATTGCTTTACTTTCCTCTTTCTGATGCCAAGCTCATGTTCCTGCTTGCGCCTCTCATTATAAGCGGTTTGTGGTTTCACAAACTCAGGTGGTATTTGCCCTAGAGCGTCAACATTCATGCGATTTATTTGAGCAATAAAATCCGCTAGATTCATCATGACGCGTGTTGATGTCATCTGGCTGTTGCAGTGGTGATGGATGTCTGCAAACACCTCTGCTTCGCTAAAGCCAAGATTCAGCAACTTTACAATTCGATCAGTCGGATCTCCAAATTCATTCAGCGGCAACTCAAAGGTCGATTGAAACTGTGTTGATTTTTCTGATCTTACGTTTAGCATTGATGAGCCAGCGGCAATCCTCACTCTTGGTTTAGAATTCGTATCGAGCATCATCTCTCTCCTTAGTCCAATTGATTTCCTACTGTTTCATCATACACACAATGGGTGTTGTTGTACACTTCTTTACACACACTGTTATACCAATACGTTATATGCATATTCCAAAACGATATAAAAGAATCTGTGTCTTTTTATGCAAAGTTGTAGACAACGACATCCAAAACCTCTATGATGACCATGTAGTGATAAAGGAGATAGACATGACTTGACGAAGGTAAACCCCAACAAACCGCACCGCCTCACCTGTGTTGAGGTAAAAAGAAGCGTGCTATGGGGTCGGTGATGAACACAGGTGCCAAATCGCAAAGGTGGTAGACCCACGCTCCGATAAGGCAATGACAGGAGGGGCTGGCCTCCTTAAAAAGGTGGAGAGACAAGGAAAAAAATCGCCCCCCTTTTCGGGGGGCAAAGGAGAAGAAAGATGATAAAGATTACTTATTACGATGTTGAACAGTGGGTTCCCAATAGCCTTGAAGGTATAGGCGTGTGGGGTTGGGTTAGCAGCACGCACAACGACAGAATTAGGGATCGCGCTGAAGCTGAAGCCAAAATGCTTAAAGATAAATCGACATGGGAAGAGTACCTAGCTGAAGAGTGTGAGCGTGTGACGGATTCAGGTTCTGAGGAGGAGAAGGATCATGTTGCCAAACTTCTGGCTAACGTAAAGTTCCGAATTACAGAGGTAGTTAAGAACTTCACTCACGCCTCCATGTACGGTTGGACTGATGTTCACGCATACGAAATTGTAAAAGTTGTCAGCGACAAAACTTTGGAGGTTCGCAAGATGACAACTGAACACGACATAAGTCACTTGGAACAGATAGCTGGAGGATTTTGCGGTCACGTTGTCAATCAGCGTAATCAAAAAGTGACTTACGAAAGTAATCCAATGTCACCAGTGATTAGGATTAGGCGCAAGAAAAATAATCCAGAGGCTTGGACTTACAACGGCAAGAGATTCGCTTTGGAGACTAGGCCATACGCTTTCTACGATTACAATTTTTAGTAAAGAATTCTACCGCCCCCTTCGGGGGGCAAGGAGAGTCAGGATGTACATACTGATAGTTAAAGGCAAGATCAAAGGCAGTGGCACGCGAGATCAGATGTTGTTGCGATCAAAGATGCTGACTACCAAAGATTGGTACTTGGCAAATCTCAATGAGAATTTTCTCTGTGAAGCAGACAAAGTTGAGATCAAAAATAGTTTTACGGCAGAGGATGATGCTCTGCTGGAAGAATTGGGGTTGACATGAAGATCACTGGGAAACGTCCATCTACTGTCAAGGCAGGATCGTTCAACTTGATCAAGAAGTTTGCGAAGAAGTGCTTGCGTGAGCTTTCCAAGAAGGAGCATGAGTTGAATATTCCTTATGCCAAGGCGGTGATGAATTTGAGTGCCAGCAGTTCGCCTTTTGGAAATTATGGGCGAGGCGGTCAGAAGGGCATCTGGATAAACGTCTATCACTTTGAGAGGGGTGAAGGTTTCTGCTGGGAGTACGCCAGCTACCGAAAAGATCCTGTCATCGGAGAATGCAATTTCGGAAATCCAGAGCAAGCCTTGTTTGGTTTGGTGGCTCACGAAATGTCACACCACGTTCAGTACGCCTACTGCCCAAACACGCGGATGTACAAAAGCAAGTATCGAAAACCGCATGGCGAATGCTTTCAAGACCTATATCGCATCTTGCGAAGCAGATTAGTGAATGTTTTTTAATGTTCTTTTGTGCAAAGTGTTGCAATACGACACCCTGCGTGCTAAGATAACCATGTAATTGATTGAGAAAGGAGAGAGAAAATGAGTTGTTATTTGATGAATGTTGGAGATATTGCCACGATTGCAAAGCAAGTAACACGCGCTCGTTACGGTAGTGGTCTTAGCTATTATAACTTGGTGACGAAAAAAGAGGTGACTTTCGATAGCGTTGCCGATCTTGCCAAAAGTCTGGCGCTTGCAAACATCGCAAGTTGTGAGGCTCGATACCCTAATTATGGCGTTGCTGGTGGCTTCTTGAACGATGAAAATGAGGTTGAATCTTTTATTAAAGAAGTTGTTGTTCAAGCAAAGACCCTCTTTCGCTCTTATAAAAAGCCTTTGAAGATGGTCGATCTGATTAAAAGGTACGAGTATCAGGCGTGTGAGGTTTCCGATTGGGTAAAGACAGATATCTATTGGGTATTGCAGAGCATCAAAAATAATTTGCTCTTGGAAGCAATAAGGGACATGGAAGAAGAGGAGGAGGCAGCATGACAAAAGAAGAAGCACGAAAGATTGTTGGGCGAAGTTGCCACGGAGTGTTTTTGCGAAATATGCACAAAGCACTTTCGATGTGCCGATGGCTCAACACGGCGGAAGAAGAGTTGCGCCTCAAAGCGGCGTGTAAATTGTTGAGGAAAAAGTATGTGGAGGTTACATGAAAGTTCCGACTCGCATTACTCCAAGCTGGCTTGATGGCAAAGGCTATGAGTTGCGCCTGATTTATGCTGATGGCTTGCGCCCTGCGCTCATCACCAAAGTGGGCCGCAAGAACGTGAAGGCTTATACCTTCAAGCAGTTTGCCAACAAGAGCAGTTCGATCTACAAGCCTGCGAAGGTCACGATGCAGGAGTATCGAAAT